AGAGGGTTCCATTGGAACCTTCCCCCCCGATTGAGGTATGGATGCTGATTAGGCTTTCCAGGGTCTGAGATACCTTGGTACGTCCTGCTCTTTAGCAATTCCATACTTTCGTCGAAGTGCGTTTGCTATCTCATGAAGGATTTGGCTTGTTGAACCAGAATCTCTCCAGATTGAGTTAGCCCTGAATGCTGATATATCGCCAGATGTAACCGGGTACTCTGGTAATATTAGTAAACGGAGGCAACGCTTTAAATCACGTTGATTTAAGCCGCCTAAACTTGACCGTCCCAAGAACGTTATGGCTTCTGGCACTTTCGAAGTCATTGACTTTGATGTGTTTATAAACCAGTTCAGTGGTTTAACAAATGCCGCCATGTCCATTGGGCTGTACAGTTCGTCATCTCCTATTAGCGAGTCGTCGCCTTGAGTGAAACATACTTTTGGTCCTCTGTTGAATTTGAGGTTCCATAAATATTCAATTCTCAATCTATTCACGACTGATCCGATAATTGATGTGAAATAACTCCCTGATGGGATACCTTTGTGTATCCTGTATATCTTTCCGTTTGGCGCTGCCAGCTTCTTATGGATGAACAGTTGTCTTGAGATTTCGAACGCTTGCTCTGTTTCCAGGTTTGGAAACGTAATCTTGCTCTTGATTATATCAAAGGCTGCGTTTATTTCGAATCTGCTAACTGTAGCATCAAATGCTTGCCAGTCAATTGCCGTTAACCATGGAGCTTGTCCTTTGGTGTACGAAATTAGATATGGTACGCTAACTGTTGGGTCTTTTCCAATATGGAAGAATGTATTTGAGTTTGCGAAGGCCTCAAGTAGCGGTGCCGCTGAAGTTCCTTCTAGAAGAATGTAATGAAACGCTCTTCCCCATACTCCTCTAACCTTCATCTTCTCTCGAAGATCAGTAAGCTGAGTTCTCGTATAGCCTACGTCTGGCACATAAGTGTCAATGACGTGTTCGATACCTTCTCCGTCGTCTTTTATGACGGACCAAAGTACTGCCTTGGCTGTTTTGATCGCTTGCATATGATTTTCACCATGTTGTGGACCTTTAACGCCTCTATACGTATAGCCCGCCGATGATGACGATTCATATGGAATGAGATCTAACTCTTCCAGAACATTGAATGCCCTCACAGTTGGAAGGCTATGTAAACTTTCTGTCACTTTAGTGATCGCTTTGGTATAAGCGTGTTGGACACATTCACTAAAGTTAGTATTTGGTGTGGCATACTGCATGATCGCACGCAAGTGCTCTTGTCCAGTGTAATAGCTTCTTGACCATCCACGGATTAAATTTTCATACAGTGCTGGATACCTGCTTAACAACTCCTTCTTTGCGAAGGTGTCTTCATAGGTAACTTCAGGATCTCTCCTGACCACGTGTGGGTGAGTATAATCTGTCTCCTCGAGATCTTCGGTGAAACTTGTATACTCGTAGTTGTTGATTGTCCTCATGTTTGAAGTAACACGTAGGACGAATAAAATTAGTAGTAAATCTTACCCTAGCGCTTTCACTATGACTCCCGTCTTTCTAGAAAGCTAGGGTATAATTCT